CAACAAATTAAAATGAAAACAAAAAATGTGGTATCGCTGTATCCAACGCTAGATTCAGCGAAAATATCAAAGCTTGATGACGCTGATAAGTTCATTATTATAAAACTAATGCGTCAATTCAAATTAATTAAAAAAGAATTTGATGATGAACTCCAGGACGCTCGAGATAGGCTGAAACCTGAAAATTATGATGATATGGTCCGCAAGGCTAGGGAGTGGGAGCGTGATGGTGATAAAACGGGACTTTCTGTAGAAGAACGTATTGAAATAAATAAGTTCTTTAGAGATTACCAAACGTCGATAGATAGCTATATGAAGGATTTTTCAGAAAAGGAACAATCCGTATCATGTAGTTTATTGGGCGAAGATGCTTTTGGTAAATTCATATCATCTAATGATTTTGATTTGAGAACTTGTCTTGATTTGCAAGACCTCATTTGTACCTAGACTTATAATTTATAAAATGTAAAAACTGTTATTGGCGTAGCTACAAAAATAATTAGATATGAGTGTTTAAATGGGTTAGGGTTATGTCAATGACAGTAAGTATTAATAACAAAAAAAGAAAGGAGCAAGAATGAATTTATCTACATTATTCAGAAGTTTAGGGGCTATTTTAGGGGCTATTATAGCGGAGCTAAATCCAATATTGCCGACAGTTTGGATTTGTAGCGCGTTAGTATTATGGGATTGCTATACTGCGTGGTGTTTAGCACGGCGTGTTAGAAAAAAATATCCTGATAAAACTACTGAGAATACAGCGAAATTTAAAAGCGCAAACTTAGGTAGAGCGCTTCATACATTATTGAAAGTGTGGATTCTTATAATATTGGCATACTTTATAACAATATACATTTGTCAAGATTCTTTTGATTTGACTAGGATGGCAGCTGGAGCAGTATGTATGTGGCAAGGTTGGTCTATTCTTGAAAACGAGTTGAGTTGTCGAGATAGTGGGTCAAATGCAGATACTGTATTAAAAATCTTGCGTAAGGTGGTTGTTGATAAGACTTCGCGACATTTCGATGTAGACTTAAGTGAATTACTAAAAGATAAAGACGATGGCAAGGATTGAAAAATTAATACCTTATTTTTTATATTTTGAGGCCGGGCTCAAAAAGAAGTATATGACATTACCATTGGAGGATATTTTTAAGATAGCACTACAATCCGGATGGTCCAATGATAAAGATGACCGCGGAGGAGCGACAATGGTCGGTGTTACAACAGCAACATGGAAAAAGGTGGGGTATGATAAAGATGGTGATGGGGACATAGATAGCGATGACCTAAAGCTTATAACTTATGACGATTGGCGAGACCGTGTGCTTAAACCTCATTATTGGGACAGATGGAAGGCGGACCAGATAATAAATCAATCGATAGCTAATATATTGGTGGATTGGGTATGGGCATCAGGAGCGTCAGGGGTAAAAATACCGCAAAAAATTTTAGGTGTAACTGTTGATGGAATTGTTGGTCCTAAGACAATTTCGGCTATTAACAAAGCAAACGCTTCAGATTTATTTTATAAAATAAAGGCATCACGGGTAACATTCATAAAGAATGTTATTGCAAAACATCCAGAACAAAAGAAATTCTATAATGGATGGATGCGTAGATTAAATTGTATAACATTCGATGGACTAATTTATGGATAAGTTATTGGCTCATTTTTTTATTTTTTTGTTGTTGGTTTGTAGTGGTTGCCGATGTAAACAGTCGGTAACCACTGTGCCAACAGAAGAACGTGAACACGTCGAAGTTAGAAAAGAAACTATATATGTTACCGATACGGTTTTTGTAAACGTGCCACAGCAACAATCAGAAAGAACGACGTCAGAGGGATTTAGTTTTTTGGAGAATGATTGGGCGCAAAGTACGGCACAAATTAATGCCGATGGTTCATTATATCATAATCTAACAACAAAGCCACAGTCTTTAGAAATTCCTGTAGAGACAAAAATAGAAAAGACTGATAGCATTAAGACGGTTTATAAGCAAGTTACTAAAACGATAGAAAGAAGCTTAACCAAATGGGAAAAGGTTAGGTTACAAGCCTTTTGGTATCTATCAGCATTTGCGATAATTACAGTAATCTATATTTGCCGGAAATATCGTAAATGGCTCTCTTCAAAAATAACGCTATTTCGTTCTTAAAATATTTGAGGAATTTTGTCAATAGCTTCCTGTTTCTTTTTATCAACGACTTTGGCGTATATTTGAGTCGTTCTAATATTGCTATGTCCTAAAAGTTTTGATACAGTGTATAAATCCGTATTTAATGTTAGCATCATTACTGCAAAACTGTGCCTCGCACAGTGAAAAGATATTTTCTTATCTATCTTAGCTTCTAGAACCAATTTACGTACTAATACATTTACATAGGTAGATTGTGATAATTTATTAAATACAAATTCAGATGTGCGGTCCATGCTGAAGATGATATCACTTGCTTGCTTTGTTATATCCAAATACTCAAGTCTATGTGTCTTTTTTTGTTTGAAAGTAATACGTGTATATTTACTTTCTTTTGAAATTTCATCCCACCTAAGTTTCTTTATATCGCTATAGCGTAACCCGGTTAAGCATGAGAATATAAACGCTTTTCTAACGATTTCATGGGATGATAGTGCTGCAATTTTTTGTATTTCATCAATTGTTAGATAATTTTTTTGTACAGGCTCTTTCGGGAGATTCTCTATATCACTGATAACTTCATTACATAAAATACCATCTTTTGCAGCCTGTTTTAGAACCTGTTTAAATTTGGTAAAATATAAATGTTGAGTATTTGGAGCAAGTGTTTTACTTGTTAAATACTTATTTTTACAAATCTGTAAGTAATTTCTGAACCCCAATATAAACCTTTTGTCTATTTTTGCGAATGTGTCATGGTCCGTAACACCATATCGCTTAAGACACTGCCCAATTTGTCCTAGAGTATGTTTATTAAAGTATTGTAGTATGTAAATCTGGTGGGCGGTATTGCTCCTGTGATTGAAACCGTGTAAATTATTTTGGATATCAATAATGCGTTTCGCTTTAATGGAATTTGCTAATTGCAGAATTTGTTGATTGTATCCTTTGTCCCTTTTTGTTATTTCAGGAATGAGGTATAGCTTTAAGAATTCATATTCACGTTTGCCATTAATATATAAATCGAGATATAACGAGACATTTCCATTCTTAAGCTGTTTTTGGCGAAGTCTTATAGGCTCTTTTATATTTTTCATATAATTTTTAGATGAGATGTTTGTATAATAAAATAGGAGTAACGATACTATTAATTGAAGTAACAAAATAGTAACACAAAGTTAGCATATTTGTAGCAAAACAACAACAAAAAATACAAAGAACTCACATATGTAGATTAATGACTGCGTGTTGCTAACATACTCAATAAGTGCTAATTATATGCTATTACTGTGCTAATTAAGTGAGCGATTAAAAATGTGTATTTGTAATTGTAATATTTGTAGCGCAAATATAATAATTTTATCGAAAAAACAATCAAACTCAGCTGCCAAATGTCTGTTTTTAACCGATATACAACGATGATAGACCTCATTCTCAAAGCCAGATACACTCTAACAAATATAAAGTCATTTTGTGTGGCAATTTCTAGAATAAGCCGTTATTATTTTGTAGATTTGTATCAAATTTAGTGCATCTCTATGATTTAGTAACATGAATTGCTGTGTTTGCCAACTGTTACACGTGTTTGCAATAAATTTATATTATAATATTACTATGAACCTATTATTGTATTATTCAATGAATTAGTGGGAATAGAAGTGTTATCTAGAAAATGATAATATGTTTTAACTTAATTTTTGGAACGACTAAAGATGCAGGCTTTAAATCGAAAAATATATGCAGGCATAGATGTATGGAAGTTTGTTATGGCATTTGCTGTAATTGCCATCCATAGTAGAAATCAAGTCTATACATTTGGACAATATTCAGATTGTGTTGATTGGTTTATTTCTCTTGCTGTGCCATTCTTTTTTATCGTCTCAGGCTTTTTGCTAGCGCAAAAACTTGAAAAATTTGAAAGTGTAAGTGAAAAGCGGGCTGTATTGTTGGCTCGTTCAAAACAGATGTTTAGGTTGTACATTTCATGGCTCATCGTTTATTTGCCGATTGCGATATATTTTGCGACAATAAATGGCACAATTTGGTATAGAGCAATAGCATCTTATATCGCCCAAGCTTTGTTCTATGGACAATCCTCTTATGCATGGCCATTGTGGTATATCTACTCAATGACGATAGTTTGCTTCATTCTGTATAGATTCTTTTATAAGTCAAATAAGTCGAGAATAATTCTTGCGGTGACATTTATTGGAGCAGCATTAGTAGCTGATTGGGATTTTATCCCAAATGTGCCCGTTATTGGTGTCCCTAATTCATTATGCAGTAGAGCTTTGGGTGGCGGTTTGCCAATGCTTGCCGGAATGGTTTTGTATAAATACAAATGCCGGATTCTAAAGCCAAAATGGTCTCTTATTTCGCTTATTGTTAGTGTAGTACTATTTGCCTTGAACTTGCCCCTTCATCAACTGTTTGGTGGCATAGCAATATTTATTTTTGCCATGTTAATTCATTTAAATGGAAATGCATTGACTAACATAATGCGCAAACAAAGCATGTGGATTTATTATCTACACATGTACTTTATGTTTACATGCTTTGAAGCATATAGACTATCTGATACTCCATTGTATTGCGGTGTTGCATTTGTAATTGCGAGTGTCGCAACATTCATAGCGACTAGCGTAATAGTCGGATTAACAAACCGAAGCTATTGCACGTGGCTCACTAAATTAGTAAATTAATATTAAAGACTTCAAAATTCACTGTTAATCGATGGCCATTATGTTTTTGAAAAGGCACCAGATGGGCGTTGATGAGTAGAGTGCGACGGATTTGGAGGGCACGTAAAGGATTGCATTCTTGTATGTTGATTCGTCGAATGCGGTGTTTGAAACTGCCGGAGGTGTGTCACAATGCAAGAATATTGCGCGCAGATTAGCTTCTTTAAATGCACATAAGCCAATAGTATCCACACTATTCAGCATCGTAATCACAGATAATTTGTCACATCGAGCGAATGCGTAGTCGTCAATTGTTTTGATGGGCCCCATTATGGTGACAGCGCTTAAATTG